TGAGCCGTCGCCACAAGTGCAGCGCATAGCTATGTATTCTAAGCGCAATCTGAAGCGCATCAACAATCCTGATGACATCATGTCGATGCCATACAGCCTTATTGCATCGCGCCAGCGGTATAACATTTTTGCAGGAAACTACTAATGAAGACGCCCATACTGGGCAGCGCGTATGTGGCCCGTTCAATAAACGCTGCCAACGCACGCATGGTAAACTTGTTTCCCGAAGTGGTGCCAGAAGGCGGCATAGAGCCTGCGTTTATCCAGCGTTGCCCCGGCTTGCAGCTTCAACAAACCGTAGGTGAAGGCCCGATCCGCGGGCTGTGGGCACACCAGACACGCGGCGATGACTTTTACGTTGTGTCTGGCTTTGAAGTCTACAAACTGTCCAGCCTTACTGGAACACCTGTCAAGCTGGGCGACGTAACCGGCACTGGCCCTGTGTCCATCGCTGACAACGGCACACAGATATTCTTCGCCTGCAATCCTGATGCGTTTATTTACGACGAGTCTACCAACACGTTTGGGCAAATCACTGACCCTGACTTTCCGGGCGCGGTTACTGTCGGCTATCTCGACGGCTATTTTGTGTTTAACGAGCCTAATAGCCAGAAACTTTGGGTAACGCAGCTTTTTGATGGTTTCCAGATTGACCCGCTAGAGTTTGCAAGTGCCGAAGGTAGCCCTGACGGCCTTGTTGGCATACTAGTAGACCACCGCGAATGCTGGGTGTTTGGCACCGACTCCACCGAAGTCTGGTACAACTCTGGCGGCCTAGACTTTCCGCTGTCGCCAATCCAAGGCGCGTTCAACGAAATCGGTTGCGCTGCGCCACACTCCATTGCCAAGATGGACAACACTGTGTTCTGGCTGGGTGCTGACGCGCGGGGGCAAGGTATCATTTACCGCGCAGCCGGTTATTCCGCGCAGCGCATATCAACGCACGCGATTGAATGGCAAATCCAAAACTATCTAGATATGAGCGACGCTGTAGGCTACACCTACCAGCAGGACGGTCATGCGTTCTACGTCCTGTCGTTTCCGTCCGCGGATGAAACTTGGGTGTACGACGCTGCTACTGGCGCATGGCATCAGCGGTCATCTTACTCAGCTATTGCGCCGTCTGAAGGTGGGTTTGAGGCCGAATCGTTTTATTCTGGTGCGTTCTACACGGTGCTGCCGCTCACACCTTCCGGCGATAGCGGTAGGTTCTCACGTCACCGCAGCAACTGCCAGTGTAACTTCCAAGGCAACATCATCGTCGGTGACTACGCTAACGGGAACGTCTACACGTTTGAACTAAATGTTTTCGAAGACAATGGAATAGCGCAGCGTTGGTTGCGGTCGTGGCGCGCTCTGCCGACAGGCCAGAACAATCTCACGCGTACAGCAAACCACACCTTGCAGCTTGAGTGCGAGACAGGCGTGGGCTTGAACGACGGCCAAGGAAGCGACCCGCAAGCTATGCTCCGCTGGTCCGACGATGGCGGCCATACATGGTCCAACGAACACTGGGCGTCTATGGGCAAGATCGGCGCAACTGGCACCCGTGTCATATGGCGCCGGCTTGGCATGACGCTGAAACTACGCGACCGCGTCTACGAAGTGTCTGGCAGTGATCCTGTCCGTATTTACTTGACCGGCGCTGAATTGCAACTGAGCGGCACAAATGCTTAACGACCAACTTACCCGTATCCCTGCGTCGCGCGTGCCAATTACGGACGCGTCTGACGGCACGGTGACGCGTGAATGGTACAGGTATCTGTTTAACCTTTTTACACTAACGGGCGGCGGACAAGCTAACTCGGCAGCAAGTTCGTCTATGGGGCAGGACTTGGCCCCATTGTACACACCGCAACTTGAAGATAAACGCCACGGCGTGTTCTTTGACTCAACTACGCAAACCGCCGCTGTCATCAATACGGCGTATCCAATTACGTTTAACACCACAGACATAACTGATGGCGTCTACATCGGCACACCTACGTCGCGCATTTATGTAGACCGCATAGGCACTTACAACTTTCAGTTTTCCGCGCAGCTTAACAAAACATCTGCCAGCGCCAAACACGTTTATATCTGGTATAGTGTCAATGGCGTCAATGCGGCAAACTCTGCTGGAAAAGTAACTTTAGCCGGAAGCGACGCCGCAGTTATCGCCGCATGGAATTATGTGGTAGACTTAAACGCAGGCGATTATTTTGAACTGGTTTTTTCTACTGATGATACAGATTGCCAAATTCTTGCAGTGGGCGCTGCTGCCCCTGTCCCCGCAATTCCGTCTATTATCCTGACGGTTACTGATAACTTTAATTGAGGCCTAGCTATGACTGTTCTTGCTCCACAACCTAAAGCACAATTCTTCGATGCTAACGGTAGCCCGTTGGTCGGCGGCAAGGTCTATACCTACGCAGCCGGTACGACAACGCCGTTGCAAACATATACTAGCGCGTCGGGGGTTACACCCAACACCAACCCAGTTATCCTTGACTCTCGCGGCGAGTGCGACCTGTGGTTCTCTACAGCTACTAGCTACAAAGTAGTCTTGGAAACTGCCGCCGACGTGCTGCAATGGACCGTAGACAACATTGCGACCTACGGCACCATCGCCAGCCAAAACTCCAACAACGTGGCTATCACTGGCGGCACGATCACCGGCACCACTATTACTGGCGTCACTATTACCGGCGATATATCCGGCAACGCTGGTACAGTCACCAACGGCGTTTATCTCACAGCCACCCAGACGCTGACAAACAAGACCATCACAGGTCTGGCTTCGGCGTCAACGGTCAACGACAGCCTTGGCACGGGATACACTATCGGCTTCCGCAGCATCCCGCAAAGCCTGAACACGACCGCCGCCGCGTCGGACATCGGAAAGCATTTGTATGTTTCCGCGACTACCACAGTCCCGTCGGGCGTGTTTGTGGAGGGTAACGAGTTTCTCGTTGTTAACAGCAGCGCCAGCACGGTCACACTCACACAGGGCGCTGGAACGACGCTACGGCTTGGCGGCACTGCTACCACGGGCAGCCGCACCATTGCCGCCTACGGTGTTGCTAACGTGCTGTGCGTCGGCACTGAAACATTCTACGTCACCGGCAACGTAACCTGATAGGATAGGCCATGCCAATTATCGCAGCAAACATTATTCCTGCCAAGAATATGGAAAACGCCCAGACTACGCAGTATGTGGCGCCAAGCAGCACCACGACTATCATTGACAAGTTCACGGCAACTAACTTCAGCAGCGGCATGGTCAACGTCAGCGTCAACTTGGCAGCGGTTGGCTCGGCCACAGGAAACAGCAACCTGATTGTCAAGACGCGGACGCTGCAACCCGGCGAGACTTACACCTTTCCAGAAATCGTAGGTCACATCCTGCCGTCTGGTGGGTTTGTCTCTACGCTTGCGTCAGCGGCAGCGGCAGTCAACTTGCGCGCGTCTGGACGCGAGATTAGTTAATGCCGCCGTTCGTCGTATTCTCTTTACCTAGGTCACGGTCAGCTTGGCTGTCCCAGTTTCTGACTTACGGTGAATGGATGTGCGGCCACGAAGAGTTACGGCATATGCGTAGCATTGACGATGTGCAGGCATGGTTCTCGCAACCTAACATTGGCACGGCGGAGACAGCCGGTGCGCCTTGGTGGCGGCTGCTAGACAAGTTTGCACCCAACGCCCGCGTTCTGGTTGTACGCCGTCCGCGTGACGAAGTTGCCGAAAGTCTGATGAAGATAGCCGGCACGCAGTTTGACCGCGATAAACTTGACGCAATACTGCTAAAGCTGGACCGCAGCCTAGACCAGATTGAGGCGCGGCTACCCAACGTCTTGTCAGTGTCGTTTGACAGCTTGAATGAAGAAGACACTTGCGCGGCAGTGTTTGAGCATTGCCTCCAGCAGCCGCATGATCTTGATCACTACGCGCGTATGGCGCCTGCCAACATCCAGATCAATTTGCCCGCAATGATGCGCCACTACACGGCATATGCTTCTGCAATGGAAAAGTTGGCGTCGGTTGCCAAGCATCAGACAATAACGGCGTTCGCGCCCAAGGTTAATGAGCCGCCCGAAGGCGTCACTTTCCAGACAGAAGACTTTGATAGCTGGGTGCGCGACGCCGACAGTCTGTTTGACGAGCATCTTATTCAGGTAGGTGAAACACCGGGCAACTGGCAGAATAAAAACTTGCCGCTTATGCGCGCGCTGTACGGCGTTGGCGGTATGCAGATTATGACCGCTCGGTGTAACGGTCGTATGTTTGGTTATCTGATGACGCTAATAGCCCCATCGTTAACTTCGCCTGACATTTTATCCGCTACAAACACTACATTCTTTGCGTCACCAGAGTTCCCCGGTTTAGGGTTGAAGCTGCAACGCGAAGCAATTAAAGAGTTAAAAAATAAAGGTGTTGACGAAGTCTTTTTTGAGGCAGGGAAAAGGGGTTCCGG